ACACAACTAATTCTAAAGCATCAATAAATGATTCTTCATTAAAATGTGCAACCTCTTCCTTTATTTTTTTAACTAATTCAGTCATTTCGAATTATAATCCTCATTTATAACAAAATATAACAAAATTGTATATCTTTCGGAATCTATTTAGTAAATCAAAAATCCTAATGGATTATTTTGTTGGGGTCTTCGAGGTCATCAAAGAAATCGTCTTCTTGCAATTCATCAACATATTCTTCTGTATGTTTTTTGATTAGGTCATCGATAGTTTGTCTAACGACTTCCTTGGTATTTGCTTTGTCAACGATTGGAATATTTCCTGACTCTACCATGTCACTCCATTTAGTTGAAGCAGAATCATAGAAGTCTATGAACTGAGGATTCATATTATTTCTATGCATGATACAGTCATGAGGAATCCATATGCTTTGTTCAGCACTGAGTGGTGCATAAGGAATGAACGTTGCAAGGGTTTCTATTTTTGTGAGTGGTTGTAAATTGCAAGTCATAGGAAGAAGGATTTGAATTCCATCATCCATGTCTCTAGTCATACCACAAATCTCAGCACCAGTGATAAGTTTTACCACTTCATATCTGTTTGGTATTAAGTCTGAAGGTCTTGCCATTTATTTCTACTTTAAATCGAACTGTTTTATTTCGTAAGGAAAGTTTTCCTCGTTATAAGTATTTATTCTTTCTTTCAAGTGATTGAGAGTATAATTTTCACATTGTAAATCGTCTGCGATATCAAACAATCTCATACTATCTTTGCCATCAGTCTTTCTCAATCCTCTTCCGATAGATTGTAGATTTCTGATTCTTGATTTAGAAGGACTTGCAAATACTATATTATCTATACGTTTGATATTGATACCTGTAGAGAAGGTTCCGTATGACGCTAGTATGACATTATCTTCTGCTTTCTCTACGATGGTTCTGACGTTTTCTCTGTCTTCTGTATCAGTTCCACCGTAAACATAGTGTAATTTATCTCCTAATCTTTTAAACATCTTGTCGTGTAATACAACTCCGTGTTTTTCTACATACTGAAACAACACAAGCGTATTACCCTTAAGGGAATAGACAAGGTTACATATAAATTCGTTTCTACTATCATGACTTACTAAGTAATCCATTTCATCCTGATATGACATTTTCTTCTGTTTAGTATGACGTAGTATGACACAATCAATATTGATTTTTGCGATTGTTCCTTCTTCGATTAGTTCTGAAGATGTTATGACCTTTTTGACTGGCCCGAATAATCCTTCGAGTTGTAATCTATGAACTTCGGTTCCATCAAGTGTTCCTGTAGTTCCGATACGAACTGCAGTAGTCTTCATTTTTTCTAGAATGCCTTTTAGTGTTTGTGCTTTGAAGAGGTGTGCCTCGTCTCCGATGACAACATCGAAACTTTCCATGACATTTTTAGGAGCCTTAGCAAATGATTGCCAAGTGGTGATGGTGATGTCCGAATCAAATACAGGCTGACCCGAATAAATTTTACAAATCTCTTCATCATATCCATACTCCTCAAAGTCTTTCGCCATTTGTTCTACTAATGAAGTAGTAGGAACGATGATAATTGTTTTACAGTTTGGTAGAGACATTTCTCCCTCAAACCATCTACATATCATATATATGATTAATGACTTCCCACTTGCAGTAGGTGAGAGTAATAATTGTCTACCGTATTGCACTGCAGTCTTGAATGCATCTATCTGATAATCACGTGGTTGAAATGGAAGACCTAAGCCTGGAATTAAGTCGTCACCATTAATAAAGAAATCAACATCCTCATCTGACATTCTGTTTTTATCACCGATAACATCTTCAATACCCTCGAAGTTATATCCTCTTTCTCTACAAAATGCATCTACGTATGGTAAGAGACCAATGTAAATTTTATTTGTTTTAATTGAAAAGAGTCTTACCTTACCATCCCAAAACTTATTCTTGTAGGAAGGCATGAACTTTGCATTCGGAACTGTATAAGAAAAGAAATCATGTAAGTCTCTTGCAAGTCCACTGTCACAATGAACTTTCATAAAGACTTCATCTATTTTTGATACTCTAACTGTTTCAGACATAAGGGTGACCCACACACCAACTGACTAGTGATTTACGAGTTCCTTTTAACACGGGGGTCACTTGGTGATAAAGGAATGATGGAAATACAATCATAGAACCAATCTCCTTGGATGAGAAAGGTATGCTTCTTACAGAGTCTTCTAAATCGACTTTATAGTTTGATTGCATTTTATTGAATTCGTTATGTGGTTCTAACCATTGAAAGTGTCCACCTTCATATTCATCAGGGTTAGATAATTGTATTGAGAAGGATAACTTACGATGCATTCCGTTAGGATACACACCATCACCAGCATCAGTGTGCCAAGTGTAAAAGTCTCCCTTCTTCTTTGGTTGTTCGTTATAGATAGTGTATTGTAGGTTTTCTATGTATTCAAAGGAATGACCCCATGCACACTCTTGTTTTGCAAGATTAACACCTTCCCATATTTTCTCAACTAACCATGGAAGTTGTTCGAATTTTCCTTGATGTTCAAACCATTTAACTTGAGACTGTCTAATTTCGTCATTCTTATTACCAGTCTCATCTTGATTCCCATCAGGGTCTACATCAATATTACCAGTCAACCCTTCTTGTAAAGGAGTGATTTCTGCAATACGATGAATCTCGTTTACTTCATGTTGAGTAAAAAAGTTTGTAGCCTGCCAAACGTAATTTTTTAATATCATTATTGTCCTGCCATGAATTTTCTCCAATCAATCGTGTTCTTGATTGTTTGGTGTCTCCATGTAATATTCTGCATACACTCTTTAAGAAAGTCTACAGTAATTTTAAGGTAATCAATTTTTGCTTTGAGTGTTTGTAGGTCTTTGTCTGAGTTATAGAATACAGACATATCATTCTTCATGATTTTAAGTCCATCAAACGGGTCGTGACTCCAACCTAATTCATTGATTCGGTCTTCATCCATTTTACCATTATACCACATCCACTTATCTTTAAGTAAATCATCATACATCATTTCGTGTTTTCTAAGCACGAGTAATTTACTAGTTAAATAATCTTGGTATTTTGCATGGAGTTTAGGGACTTCAAGAGATGCATTATCTAATTCGATATCGTCAATCTCACAATCCTTTTCCCACTGTTCTTTCAATTCATCTAAAGTCATAATATACCATTATACCATATCTAAAGGTATTTAGTAAGGGGATTTAAGAGGTAGTTTCTATGTCGAAATATGTGAATCTAAAGGATATATCACACGTAATAGGTTGTCCATCAGCACCTGATTGAAATTGTATTTCACCCAATGATGTAGGGAAACAATCATAGAACTTGAAGAATCTATTTGGAATGTTTTTATTTGTGTTCACTACAAGTGTAATCTGAGAGTATTCTGCAAGAGCATTATTGATAGATGACAACTCACCAGTAGAAATTCTTTGAGAATCGGTTATAGTTGCATAGTCTGAACCATCTTTAATAGGAAGAATTGCATCCATCCAATCATACATCTCTTTGTAGTTTTGCATATCTTCATCAACTAAGAATGTTACATTCATAGTTCCAAACTCTATTTTATCGCCTGGAAAATATGCATCTACACCAACTCTAGATGGCATGACTGTTTCTGCAAAAGTCATACTTGGAATAGTTACAGATTGACAAAAGTATTCCACTGTAGGAACTTTATCAATCAATAATCTAAAGTTATTTGCATTTAGAATTGATTTGTTTATTGTTGTTTCAGTCAAGTTTTAATACTCTCTTTGTTGATGTGGTATCAAAGTAATCATCACCTCTATACTCTCTTGTGACCGTTTCTTCACAAAGATAACCGTCTTTTTGATATAAAGTGATAATCTTTCTATTGATTAACCCTTCTCTTAATTCTTGACCATCAGGGAATACACTTCTCTCCCATGGGCCTTCTAACACTTTCACTGTTTTTTCATAATCTGTCATAGTTTATTCCTAATTGTGTAGAGTGAATAATTTCACCCTACACTACTATTTATGTTATTTCTCGTTTACAAATTCGTTTAACTGTCTTGCAATTGAAATAACTTCCTCTGTAGACACAAATTGGTCACCATAAGGTTTTCTATCGTTTGGGAAGTTATTGTTGTGTTCAACAACTGCTTCATTGTTACGATAGATATTACCTTCCAGTAATCCTTGTGCTTGGTTTAGTAAGTCGGCTCTGATTTCGAACCCTGATTTTCCATTTGACATAATTTCCTCCTTGTGTGTATGTGTGTTAATGTCCTTATATTTAGTGTTAAAAACTTGACAATAATACATACTTTTTTGTATAATTATAGAGTAGGAAGTCGAGACGGAAGTTAGATGGTTGTGAGAGGTTGTTCCGTATAGACAAGGTGTTCCACAATGTTAAAGTCAATTAAGACGTGGCATATAATCGTGAGTTGTGGATAGAAACCGAA